AAAAGCAAATGCTGGTTTCCAGAACTTGATGTTCAAGCAAACACCACTTGTGTTTGACCTTGCCATAGCAGCTGATGCAACTTCAGCACCAATGTACTTCCTTAACAGCAAGTACCTCAAGTTGACCGGCATGAACGGCCACTGGTTCAATACCACCGACTTCCAAAACGGAACTGTAGCAGGCGTTGACGCCCGTTACGCTCTCGTAATGGCTTATGGTGAATTGACCTGTTCAAACCGTGCACGTCAAGGCTACTTGTTAGCTGACGCTTAATAAGCAAAAGATGTAGTTGGTACTGGGAGTTGAAAGGTTGCCATCCTTCGGGTGACTCTCCCAGTATCAGCTATTTAATAATAAAACAAACAAACAACAATTTCAATCAACATGATTGATTAGAGAGAATAGGTAATAATCATGGCAACAACAAATAAATTCATAGTTCCAAGAGTAGTAACACTTCCATCGGACGTATCAGTAGCAGCAACAAACACCCCAATAACAGGCTTGTCCTTTTATGTAGCAGCTGGAGAAACCTACAAGTTTAAGTTTATTGTATCTTACACTTGTGGTGCAACAACTGCGGGTTCAGCTTGGGCCGTTAACGGTCCTGCAGCAACTCAAATTGCTTACCAGGTAACTCAAGCTACATCAGCTTCATCAACTTTGGTAACAACTTCAGTTGGTGTAATTGGTGCAGCATCAAGCCCAGGTACTGGTAATGCGTTAGCAACAGCTGGAAACATTGCAATTCTTGAGGGTGTAGTTACACCTTCAGCAGATGGTACTTTGATTGTTAACGGTATCAAAGATGCAGACAGCACAATTACAGTTAACGCACTTTACTCATCTTGTGAGTGGAGTCGCATTGACTGGCCAGCACAGCCATAATTTAGCTGACTAGGGTGTGCCGCCAGGGGTGTATTCCTCTGGCGGCATATCTTTAATACAACAAGACAACGAGGGAGTAATAATGACAAAAGAATTCGCACATAAAATACATACACCAATAGGTGCCGAAAGATACGGCACTGTGCCTGGTATTGAAAAATCTGGCATACAAGTTGGTTTTATGAATGCAACTGTAGAGCTAGCTCCACCATCTGGTGTTGAGTATGTTCCACCAATTCCAACTTGCATACATGTTAATCTAACAACAGAAATGCGTTGTAGAGGGCCGCGAGCAAAGAAGACTGAATATTGCATTGGTCATTTAAACCAGCAAGCTAAAGAAGCTAAAAAGTCTAAAGAATAGGATTATTAAATGGCTATACCTTTTCAAAATGCAAACCTAACACTTGCACAGATGCGCAGTTTTGTTGCGCAATTATCTGACCTAGAAATCGGTACAACTGAAAATGTTGATATTCAACTTGACTTGGTTAACGGTTTTATTAAAGAAGGTTTTCAAAAAGTTGTAGCCCTCAGTGTTCGTTGGCCATATTATCAAACAACTTATGGGCTTGGTATAGTCGAAAACGTTAGAGCTTATACATCTTTTGTACAAACGCAACCTACTGCAATTGGAAGTGCAACAAAAGCTATTACTGATATATTGCAAATTATTTCTGTAGTAAATAGTGATTCAACTTATTCTGGTAATTCATTAATATATCTTGACCAAGCAAAATGTGAATCTATTTGGGTTGGAACCAATGACCAACCAGGCCCTCCAGCATACTACTCTGTTTGGGCTGACCAATTAAACATTTGGCCAAAACCTGATAATAATTATTCATTTACTATTAGAGGATATCGCAACCCATCACTAGCTTGGTTGTCTGATGCCAACGCAGCAATTGACATTTCGCCGCAACTACAACTTCCTTTAGTTAATTATGTTATGGCTCGTGTGTTTCAGTATCAAGAAGATAATGAGATGGCACAAGCATACATGCGTAACTTTGAACAAGGTATAGCTGTATTAGAAAATAACCTTACTGCTTCAAATAGCAATCGTCAACTAATCATGAGTGGTGGCTTAGTCCTTAATGGACCACAGAACTCTGCATATGGTTGGTCAGATGGTCCGGGAATTCAAGTGATGCCAGGTAGCCCTAACCCTATAGCATTTGGTTGGTAACCAATGGCACAGATTCTTTTTGACCAACTGAGAGACTTTACTGGTGGCGTTAACTTTCGTGCTGACCAATTTCAGTTAGCACCAAATGAATCACCATTCATATTAAATCTTGACGTTGACCCACGTGGTGGTATCTTCTCCCGTGCTGGCTATAAAAAGAAAAACACAACTGCTGTATCGGGAAGTTGGAATCCAAAAGGTTTATTTAATTATAAGCATTCTACAATTCCATCAATCATGCTTACTACCGGCTTTACTGGTGGAGCTACTCCATCAAACGGAAGAGTGTATTACTCAACTGGGAATAACTTTACTACACTAAACACTAGCTCAATTGCAGCTATGAATGTTCTATCAACAAATGGCGCAAGCATGACACAGTGGCAAGATACACTGTATATGGCCGTTGGTAAAGATTCATCCAATATGTATAAGTGGATACAGGGTGACACATACGTAACTTCCCTAACTGCATCAGGCCCAACATGGCAGCCATATCAGATACCAGTTGGTGGTTACATGCCTCGCGCAGAACTAACAATTGCTCATGCTAATAAATTATTCGTAGCTAATACAAAAGAATATAATAATGATGCTACTCCAACATTAGTTGATTATCCAAATAGAGTTCGTTGGTCACACGAAAACTCTCCAGAGAACTGGTATCAACAAGACTATATAGACATTATTGCAGGCGGAGAAGGTATACGTGGGCTTGTAGTTGTTGATGGTCAGCTGTTAATCTTTAAACCTAAAGCTATTTATTTGCTTATGGGCTATGACGCGGATTCATTCCAGTTAGTAGAACTTACAACAGTATTAGGCATTGATTATCCACAGCAAGTTGTTGCTGGTAATGGTGGAGCTTACTTCTTCGACTATCCTGGTGGCTTGTTCTTCTATGACCGCAACGGAATTCAATCTTTGTTCGACCGCTTAAAACCAATTATTGACACCAATAGAATAAATGCCAATAGACTATATGATATAACTTTGTCTTATGTTAATGATAGAGTGTGGATGTCAGCACCATTTGACTTATATGATGTTGGAACAAATCCTGATTATCCTAATATGAATTTTGTATTTGACCCATCAATTGGTAGACAAGGTGCGTTTACTTTGTATCAATCTGCAACATATGCAAATGCTGCAACACCTTCTGCTATCATAGGATATGGTTTATTATCTGGTTGTGACTGGCAAGATAGCAATGATGACGTTTGGCACTTAATGATAAACCCAAATGACGCATTTGCTCATGTTATGTACGTAGATGAATTTGATTATTTAGGAAACGTTCCTACTAATGTTACCGATGACATTTTAGAAGGTGATGATTTAGGAGACTTTGAAACATATTATAAAACAGCATGGTTCTATGATGATAGATATGTACAAGATAAAACATTTGTTAACAGCTTGTATGTTGTTAAATCTGTAACTGACCAGACTCAAATAAAAGTTAACGTGTATCATAATTTTAATACAAAAAATTTAATAACAAACCATACAATATTCCTTGACCCAATAATTTCAGGTGGCACATATTCTGAAGATAGTTCTGGTGGTGTTTATGGAACTGCAGTTTATGGAGAAAGCGTTCTTAAACAAGGCATTCAAGTTGGTGGAAGACTTAAAAGAGCAAAAGCGGTTCAACTAGAATTTGTTGGACCAACTGGAGAAATCTCATCTACTACTGGTCGTGAGTGGGGATTAAATTCAATAGCATTTAAATACAAGAGAAGACAAATTAGGAGCAATAGCTAATGGCACAATTAACCATACCCCATACATTTACTACGGGTGACACAATTTCTGCAATAGAAAATAACGAAAACAACACAGCAATAAAAACATTTTGTGAAACATTATCAGCTGGAGGAAACTTTGACGCCGGCGCAGTCAACACAGAAGACATTGCATCATCTGCTATAACAGAAGCTAAAATAGCTTCGTCAGCTGTAACATCTTCTAAGATTGCCGCATCGATTACTTTAACTACACCTAACATTGGTGTAGCAACAGGTTCATCTTTAACCACACAAAATGCAGTTATTGACCATACTCAAACAAACGCAAGAACAAATAACTATACTCTTGTAATAGGTGACGATGGTATTATTATTGAAACAAACTCAACTTCAGGTATTGTTATAACCGTTCCTACAAACGCATCAGTTCCATTTATCGTGGGAACAAGAATAACAATCCTACGTGCAAACACTGGTGCAGCAATTGTGGCTGGTGACACGGGAGTAACCGTTAATGCAACTCCTGGACTTAACCTACGTGCACAATGGTCAGCTGCTACACTCCT